GGTAGCCCGGATGGAACTCGACGTCATTGCTAGCCCACATCCACCAGCGATGCTGGGGTGTTTGGGTGATCGCGTAGTTGATCGCTCCGCCATATCCAATCGGCGACAGCGGAGGTGTGAATATAACGACACGTTCGATCACGTCCGGTCGATCGAACTTCAAGTCCAACTCACCATTGTTGACGATGAGCAAGATCTGAACCGGGTGGTCGATCGAAAGGATCAACCGCTGCATCAGGTCCTGTCGATTGAGGACCGGGATCATTAGGATCGGTATCACATCTTGGTCCTGAGCTCTGTCGTCGAGACTCCCTCGAGACGCGGCAGGTAGGCTAGAACGATGCCACGTTGATCGAGCCACTTCTGAGTGAAGCCCATCTGCTCGTAGTAATCCCGCGTCACCCAGTCCGTGCCGATCGCGATGATGTCCGGGCGGGCCTGCATGATCGCCGGTTTGCTGTCAGGGCCACCCAGGTTCGTAACGACCCGGCTGACGTATCGGCACGCCTCCAGGATCTTCTTACGGTCCTCGAAGTCGACCACCGATGGCTGGCCCTTGTACGACTTCACGAACTCGTCCGTGTTCAGGGACACGGTCACTTCCCAGCTTGGTGCCGCCCGTTGGCCCGCCAAGACAGCGCATTGCCTCAGAAAGTTCACATGCCCTACGTGAAAACAGTCGAATGTCCCGCCCGTATAGACCTTCAGTCTGAAGTCCTCCCTGGCCCCCATGTCAGATACGCCGCCTGGACGCCGCTATTTGCGTTGACGCGACGATAGTACTCGCCCAGGTTCCGCTTTAGCGAGCCAACCGAGATCGCCAGCCTGCGTGCTGCGGCCTCGCTGTCGCCCAGCTGGGCATAGACCTCGAAGCACTCACGCTGGCGAACGGTTGGCCTACCCGTCGCCTTGCCCATCTGTGACCTGAGGCTTCGGCTTTGACTCCTTCGACTCCATGTACTCACGGACGGTCGGCAGGTCGACAAGGCTGAACGCGCCCTGGGGGGTAACCATCATCGGCATATCGAACTCTGGACCCCAGGGTTCCTGGCCTGACTCCTTGCGCGCCTCGTTTACGGAGGCGGTCGGCATCCCTGCGGTACGGAGCTTGTTGATCTGAGCCCGGGCTAGGGACTCCTTGAGGTTGAGTTTGGTAAAACGGAAGCCGAGGTTATTTGCCTGCCCACCAAACTGCCCATCCTGGACAAACCCGCGGGTGATTGCCGAGGATGCCTTGTTCATCAGCGGACGAATGCCACGGTCCTCGGACTGTTGGTCCTGAACCTCAGCCGTGCTCCGGTTGATGTCGAAGCTGATCCCAAGGTCGCCTGCGGACATACCCATAACGGCCGCGATCTTGCGAACAAGGTAAATCTGCCACTCAAGAAACTGAGCATCTCGGTTGTTATCGTGGAACTTGACGAACCCGGGGGACTCAGTGCCGCCCGTGATGGCCATCGTGCCGCGACCCTGCTCTGCCTGCCAGAATGCGCGAAACGTGTCGACGCTCTCCTGCTTGGCGCCTTTGCCCAGGTGCAGGAGACCATCTGGAGCTGCATTCTTTACCTGGCGAGCGTTGTAGGCATGGCCTTCGAGCTCACTGTCGATCGAGAGCTTCAGTGTCTCGAGCTTGCTAAGACCGAGCACGCTGTTCGTGCGTGGGGTCTCCATGATGTAGATGAAGTCGTCGTTCTTCCAGCGTCCTCGCTCGAAGTTATCCGGGTACCAGAAGTAGCGAGGTTCATCTGTGCTGGTTCCATCCCACAGCGTTGAAACTCGAACCGTTCCGCCATCGACCGCATGCGCATAAAGCGGCTCGCCCCTGACGTTACGTTCGATCTCGACGGAGCCTGCGTCCAGGACAAGGATGTCCTCCACGACCTTCTCGATGAAAGTCGTGAAGTCCTCGTCCTTGGGATTGGCGAACATCAGGCGATCACGGATCTCGTTCTGGAGACCGACATCCACCTGGACGTCGGGATCGATCGGGGCGATGTCCCACTCGGCGCCCGAAACCTGGGCCTTGCGGATGTTGATTGCAGCCCGCACCCACTCCGAATGCTCAGACCAGTTCCTGAACAACCGCACATTGCTTTTACCAACTCGACCGCGCTCCGTGGACGCCATTGCCAGGGCGGCTTCGGACGGCACGCGACGAGGAGAACTCTGGAAGGCGTTAGTAAGCGTCGCCATGATGCCCACTAGCGCAGGTTCTCGATGAAGTGTTCGGTGACAATGCGATCGACTGCCTTGTTGACGTGATCTGAAAGCGCTTTCTTGTTCATCGCAACGAGCGCCTCCTCATAGGACAGCTTGCGGGTCTCAAGTCCTTGCATCATGTCATGGATATAATCCGGAACTTCCCTTGTTCCATCACGGAACTTACGTTCTGCCACGCTACCTCCGTGAGACCGATCCGAAGAGGAACTCGTCTCCCCCAAGATCCAGTGAAAAGCCAAGGGCGTCGACCATATCGTCGTGGCCCTTGGGGAATGCCCGAAGCTCACGCTCAAAGTCGCTATCCTCGAGAGTAGTTCGGTGCTTGATCCTGCCCGCTTCGTACTTGGCCGCGACCGCGCGTGCGCGAGTGACCTTGTCCTTGTCGGACCGGATACCCTCGATCGGGATCTGCGGATAGTCGGCCATGACCTCCTGGATCAGGGTCGACTGGAACTGCTGGTCCTCACACAGCACCAGATCGAGCTCCGGAAAAGCGATCCAGCCTTCATGGACGAACTCAGCGTGGTGGGTCTCACGCTTATCGCGGACTACCGACAACACGTAGAACGTGCCCTTATCAACGCACTTACTCGAACAAGTGTCCTCGGCTGTGACGACCCTGGCGGTAAAGTCAGCACGCTCCTTCTCGGAGCTGGCCAGGTCGACACCCATCCGGATCGTATGGTGGTGGCCTATGGGCAAGGCATCAAAGTGATCGAACCTTCCAGGGAAGATGTTGCCTGACATCAGACCCGACACGTCGTTCTGGTATGCGCACATGAACATCGGCGTGCCGAGATCGGAACGCCGTTCAAGCAACTGGTCTACCGACCAGTATCCAGGCCAATAGCTCGTCAGGTTAGCCTTGTCATTGAGGTCGCCGTATAGCGCCGGACGCACCAGGCTGTGCCAGCCCTTGCCGCCTTGTTCTCGTGGCGTGAGTAGCGTCTCGTACACATCTTCGGCGGCCCAGCGAGTCCCGAGGACGATCGCCACACCATCCGGCTTTAGGCACGGCAAGACTGTCTTGAGCAGCCACTGCTCAACCTTCTCTCGCGCTTCCGGCGAAGCAGTGTTCTCCTCGTCCAGGATGTCATCGCAGAGGATTATGTCGAAACGCTTGCTGATGATCGCGCCGCCCACGCCTCTGGCATAAAGCGTCGAGTTGTTCGTGCCTTCGGCCAGCACTGAGCCCTTGCGTGTCCACTCCTTGGCTGTCCACTTGCCATCAGACTTCAGGTTGCCATAAAGATCGACGTGTCGAGCGTTCAGCTCGATCGTGTTCCGAATAGCCATCGAGAACGCATCGGCCATGTCCTGAGTGTTGGACATCAGCCCGATAGCGATGTCCTGAAAGTTTGACACCAGCCAGGCGCCCAGCCCGGTGTTGCCGTGGGTTGTCTTGGCAGCCCCTCTTGGTTCCAGGACGACAGCGTTGCGACGCAGGGAGATACTCTCGACGATCTCCGTCAGCATCTCGCGGTGGTGCGCCTCAACGGGCTTCTGAAGGACGTACTCGTTATAGGCGATCAGTCCCTCAACGGACTCAGTTCGTGTGAGACTTTTCAGGGCCTGGGAGTGCAGCGCGTCCCATTGATCGGCTGGCAGTTCCGCGTGTTGCAGCGATGTCCGCAATGACTCGAGCGACGTCTGGTGGGAGCTGCTCGGTGAGGTCGATACCAATGTTGCGGTTCTCCGAGATCTGGCTTGGGTTACCGGTCAGCGTCAGCAACCGATCCAGAAGCTTGGCCAAAGAGTCTGGCGTAACGATGATCCCCGGGAGAAAGATCCTATTCGACGCATTCTTCGGATCTGTTGCCCAGCGGTCCTGCATGTCTGCGGCCATCTTGAAGATAGCAGCGTGGATCACGTCCAGAGCATCGATAGTGATCGTGGCCTTCTTCGTGGCGATCGTCGAAGCCATCGTCGTGAGCGTCTTTTCGGTCAGAGACCTCTGGAAACGACCGCGCTCCGAGTACCAGTCCAACCCACTTTCCTTGCCCTTGATCGCTTGGGCGTTCAGGGTGCTCCAGGACTTGATGCCATGCCTCTCTGCCAGTGCGCGGATAGAGATCTCTGGGCCCTGGACAAACTCGTTGCGGATTACTTCGTAGTCGTATTTTGTCTGTGACATCTACCTACCCATGTACTCAGCTGCGATATATTCGAGCCCTTGCCAATCGTTGTTAGCGTCCGCTTCTGACTTAGCCCGATCAACCGCCTGGTCGACTACCTCAGCTGCGTCGGATGGCATGCGATATACGCGCTCGACCCATCGCTCGTTGGATGGCTGCTCCGTCCCGATACGCTTTTGTTCCAGCGCGTCCCAATCGACGGTTCGCTCACCGATCAGCTCATCGAAACGCTCGCGACTGAATGGCATCGTAATCCGTAACTCCGCCTCTGGCTGGCGGGACATCAGGTCCCTGAGGAGGGCCCCTAGCTTGTCGCTGTTAGGCGAGCCTCGGAGCTCATTGAGGATCGGAGTCAACTGCATCGCCGTGTCCGTGTCGA